TTACCCATCGTTGCGGTTCAGGAGCTTTTCTTTGAATGCGCAATGCTCACTATATAACCAGCGAGCTCGACCGTGGATGAGTCTGCTTTTTGGCAGGATGCCGTCTTTGATGCGGTCATAGATGAAGGTCTTTCCGAAACCAGTATCTGCCATGATGAATTTCAGATCAACCAATGAGTCGGGTTGTAATTGGTGTTGCATGGGTTTTATCTCCGGTTTGGGAATCGAACCTGAAAGCCAGACAAAAAGAACCCGGCGCGGGGCCGGGCAAAAGGGATAACGGAGCAGTGCTTTCGCACCCAATAGCCAGCTCATAACTGGCTATCAGTTGCGTCATAACCGGCTGAGGCTTTTTTCCAGCCATTCAGGGTCGGGCACAATCTCATCACATACTTCTGGCTCTTCGAGAGCATCACGAAAAGCTGCTGCAACAATCTTCCCGCCCATAAATTCCATGCCAGCACTAACCGGCGGCTCTTTGCCGTCCTCATATTCAAAGACGAACGTCATTTTCCCCATCACATCCTCCCCGTCTTCATTCTTAATTCTTCATCCTGCTGGCACGACGCGCAGCGCTGGCAGCCCGGCACCTTCATTCGGCGCAGGTCTGGAATATCCTCGCCACAATCGGAGCAATGCGTTGCTGATACTGCGTTGTGGTCGATGCGATGAGCGGAAAGGGCAGCGTTACGCTGAAGCTCTTCAATCTCTGCTGCTGTGTCGATGATGTCCATGGTCAATGCTCCAGGAACTGTCGGTTAATTCGGTTGAAGGTGAACGCCAGCAATAAAAAAGGCCGCATTAGCGACCTGGTTATTAGTGCCTTCATGCTGCACCGCCTTCATTCTTCTCGGCTTCGACCGCCATCCGCTCAAGCCGTCGCGATAGCTCGGCGGCCAGCGTCTGGAATTCTTCCTCGGTCGCCACCGGAATCGGCACGAAGCGAATGCCGATGTGCGCCAAGTGGTTGGCAATTTCGAGGCTCTTCCTCAAATCAACGGGCGAGGCTTTGTTCATGCGGCTCGCTCCGCCATTATTTCGGCCTTCTGCTCGTCGTTGAGCATGTCGTCAGAGACGAGCGCCACACGGTTGCTGGCGCTCCACGATACAGGAGCACTTTCCTTCAGAGCCTTATTCAGCGCCTCGGCAGCATCACGCACAGCTTGCGGCAAGCAGTAATAGTCATCGCCATCAGGCATAATCTCTTCGCAGTGCTGCTCCAGGTCGAACTCCGGCGGGTAGTTAGGCTCGCAGATCATTAACTGCAACTCGCTCGGCAGCAGGGAGTGCTCATAGCAATAGTCGGCCAGCGATTCAGCGTCGAAAAAGTACTGGTCATTATCAAAGATAACTAGCGGCTCTCCGGCCCATACAGCGCGCTCATAGGTGGCGAACTTCGCCTGGCGGCTTTCGCGGTGGCATTCTTCGCAATAGCCATGAGTACTATGAATAGGGTGTTCGTCAGGTTTGTTTTTGCACTTGCGATGAGTAGCGCCGCACCAGCGCGCCTGGTGCTCGTCACCACCCCAGAAACGACCTTGGCGGTCCACCCAGCCAGTCACAGTTTGGATGCTGGCCGCTTCATCGCTGTCCATCATCACGATTTTTTCAGTTTTCATATTCATTGTTCGGCTCCAAACCGCCCGTTAAGGCGGCCAGTTTTGACGACGAACTCCAGGAGGCTGACTCCCAGAGCTTCAATTTTCTTGTGATGCTTGTTGATGATGGGAGGCACCGTTTCGTTCCAGTTAGGCTTTGGCTTCTTGCGCATGGCCTGCTGGATTTCCTCGGTGCAGCGTCGGAAGGCGGCGCGGATGGCGTTGTCTGTTTCAGATGTCATGCCGCCTCCTGCCTTTCCCGATATTCCTCAGCGAGCCGCTGCTCCTTTAATGGATTGCTGACCACTTCACCCCATGGCATTAGCCAGCCGTTCCCAATGAAGGGGAGGCACAGTGTGCCAACCATGATGTCGTCGTGAGCGTGAGTCATAGGATGGACTCCATTTCGTCGATGTAGAGGCCCTGTGCAATCAGGCGGCTACGACGGGCGGCACGTTCAATGCATTCCTGCCGTCTACCTTGCTGCGATTGCTCAATGGCGCGCCGGGTGAACAGCCGCGATTTACCCTGTGGCGTAATGACCTTTGGCTTCGTTACCAGGTCGAAAGTCCGGTCGCAGATGCCGTCCTCGTTGAGCCATTTTTCCGACTCAACTATCTGCGCTATCTGTCCGGTGCCGCGGGTGATGCCGTTGGCTACCCGGTTAAACTCAATCAGGGTTACGCCAAACTTCTCAGCGATTTCGCTACCGGTTACCGGGCGGCCGCGCGTCTGTATCATCCAGATAACACGCTCACGAAGGCCGGAGAATTGCCCGGTGCGCCCGGGCCTGCGGTAGAAGGGTGTGCGTTTCATTTCCACTGTTCACCGAACGTGAAGCCGATCTCCGCCAGCGCTTCGTCCATCTTCTCAATGAACTCCGGCACCATTTCGTTGAAGTCGGACATGTACTGCGGATCCCGCTCAACGACCACATGGTGAATGCCTTCTCGCTTCATTCGTGGGTCGTAATTGGCAAAGAACCAGGCATCTTTCCCTGTTACCCACATGCTGTACTGCACCTGAGCCATGTACTCGGACTTAATGGCTTCGAAACCGCCGAGGCGGAATTTCATGAAATCGCGGGAGGTGAACGGGCATTTCAATTCGAGGCCGAAATTGTTACTGCAAAGGCCGTCAGGGGAGCACGCGGTGCGCATGCTCTCGTCACGGAACAGGATCGGAGACTCCGTGACTTTCACGTCGGTGGTGAACTCGAAGAGGGTGCGGGCGTCTTCCTCGTACTGCTTGCCCCAGGACAGGGCCTTGGCGTTAACCTCTGGCGCGACGCCGGTGCACACCTCGGCGAGTAGAGTGTGGAAGTAGGACATCTTCATGCCCGTCCATTTGGTGCCAGAGCGCGGCTTGGAAATGACGTTGTGCACTTCAGAGGCAGTGATAACGCCGAGGCGCAGCCGGTGCCACGCCTCATCGCCCTGTTGAATAGTGGTTACGTCAATGCCGGTCCGGGCAAGGATAATTTCTGGTGTCATGCTGCTGCCTTAGCCCTTTTCTGAAGGAAGCCAAACCCTTTCTGCGCCTCTTCTTCCGTGAGTTCTGACGCCTCAAGAATTTGCCGTTTGAAGATGTCGCTGCACAGTGGGAGGAAGTCTTTCTCCCAGTCTTTATCCAGGGTCGTTAAGAGATCGGTGATCGCCTGAAGCGTTTCTTCGCTTGCTGCTGGTGGAAGCGCTTCTGTGGTGCTGCGCGGGGTGACGTCACGGATATCAACGTCCAGTGATTTGCCTTCCATTTCTTCGGCGGTAGGCTGCTGTCCAATTTCAGGCCATGCCTTACGCAAAGCCTGGGCTTCTGCGCATTTCGCCAGCTGGCCGTATGGGCGCTTTTTCCACATCGCGTTCGGCGCCGTAGTGTCGCGGCCGCCGGTGGCGTAGTTTTCAATCCAGTATTCTTTAGCGCTGAACTCGACGATCTCGCCGCTGGGCATGCGCTTGAAAACGGTGTATTTACACCACTGAGGGAAGGTCACCTCGACACCAGTAAGCGTCTGAGTTACGTCGGGCCCGAACTCAGGCTCCCGAGCCCCGGCATAATCGCCGGAACGGTCTGCCTGAATGCGGTAAAGCCCGATGCCCGGCATGACCACGTCGCGCCAGTCGCCTTTGCCTGTTTTCGAGTCTTTCACGTACATCGGAACGAGGTGGACAGGTTTGAGCAACGGATCCAGCTGGCGGGCGCGGCAGTAGTCAAGCGCCATCATTACCGATTCGTCTTTGGCGCCAGGGTAGATGCTGTTCTTCAGCGCGCTCCAGGTGGAGACGTCGACGCCTATCTCCTGAAGCGAAGTCGCTGTGATTGTTAATTCGTTTGCCATCGTTAATCCCCTCAAAAATTAAAACGGGCAGCCGGTACGGTGTTCCCAGTCGTATTCCGCCTGGGCGTAAGCAACTGCCGAAATGAAATCGTTGTAGGCCTCGCCAGCTCTATCGCTGCGAAGTCCTTCGTATGGGCTGGAGTCAATCGGGACCGTGAAGTGGAAGAGGCCGGACGGCTCTTTTGGCATCATGTCGATGATTTTCTGCGCCCGGTCGTCGATCCACTTCTCTTTCTCGTCGTCGAGCTGCTGCTCAACCCAGCGCCTATCTTCGATGCGGTCGTAAGTGAGGTATGCGTTCATGGTTGCCTCAATATTTGATGTGCGCGTGCTGCACTTTGCCGCCAGCGATCGCCAGCACTGCTTTCTGTGCGAATTCTTCTGGGATGCCCTGAGCAATAAGGTCTGCGTAGACACGACGGTTGACGGTGCGGCGGTGCTCTTTGTCCGCGGCGCGACGCGCTTCTTCTTCAGCTTTGCGCTGCTCTTCGGCCAGACGGGCGGCCTCTGCCTCTTCCTGGCGGCGGCGCTCAGCGGCAACGGCCTCTTCTTTTTCGCGTCGTGCACGCTCTTCCGCTTCCTGCTTCTCGCGAGCTGCACGCTGTTCTGCTTCGACGCGCTGGCGTTCAGCCAGCTCAGCGCGAGCTTTTTCTTCGGCTTCACGGCGTGCTGCGGCTTCAATCTCTGCTTTGTGCTTAGCTTCGGCATCACGGCGGGCTTGTTCTGCCGCTTCACGCTTAATGCGCTCTTCGTGCTCACGCTGTGCCTGTTCCGCCTGGCGGCGCTGCTCTTCGCGGTCGCGGTCGTAATCCTTGTTCATCAACAGAGCCATTTCGTGGTCCGCTTCGAACTTGGCAGCCAGCTCCTGATCGAACCTGATGTTCATCTCCAGCGCTTCGGCGTGCATCGCGTTCATGGCTTCTTCAGCCTTAATGCGTTCCTGCTCGGCTTCCCATTCTGTGAGCGGGCGCCGTACTTCATCCTTCAGCGCGTCCAGCCGCTCACGCACAATGCGGCGGCTTTCGTCGATCTGCTTCGGCAGGGCTTTAAGCTCGGCAACCAGATCCTTGCCGGCGTTGTCGATATAGGTTTTGGAGCGGGCAACCTTATGCGCCATGGATGCGATCGCGTCGCGGCCTTTGCGGGTCGACACATCCGGTACCAGGCTGCGAGCTTCTTTCTCGATCGCCTCAATAATAGGGTCGAGCTGCTCTTTGGTGGTGAATACCGCCATTGCGTTCTGTTTCTCAATGACGACTAAATCCGTTACTTCGCTCATGGTTTCTCCTGAAATTTGGATGTGCAGATGCCGCCCGCAAAAAGCCAGGCCGATCGGTTGAATAGGGTGGTTACTTAGAAAGTTTTGAGTTCCAGCACTCTATGGCTGAAATTGGCGAGTCGAAGGTAACAGGAGCGATCCAACCGCAGCACTTCAATTGGAACTGATTGAGGATGTATGGCTCAGGACCTATCCTGCAACCGCGATCCCATTCGAACGCCTTAATTACGGGCTGTCGTTTGCAAAATGGGCACTCTGTTGCGTCAGGGAGATTTTCGAAAGAAGTGTCCGGCAATGAGCCATCATCTTCAGCCCATTGAAGTTCGCCTGGCACAATAACCGAATATCCGTCCCAACGATCAAATTCAGGTGAAAGAACATCTTCGTAACCAGCGCCACGAAGGCGAAACTTAGCTCGGGCAATAACGACAAGCCCTTTAACTTTTCGGCTACCCATTCGCCACATATAAACACCGGCGGAATCAGGCTTGCGTTCAGAGTATTTAACCCATTGCATGCTCACCTCCGCGCTGAATTGGAAGACCTGTGCCATCGAGAAGTACGTCAATCACGCAGTCACTTAGGCGGATGATTTCTGCATCGGTGTGCAGGTACACCCATTTGCGCTCCTGAATGACTGCTGAGACGCGATAGGTGCGACCTTCATGCATTGCCATCATGCCGGGCGTGATGCACTGACGAATGAGCGGGGTGGTGCCGTAGTGGTGCATCATACCTTCACCTCAACCTGTTCCAGGAGTCCAGCCAGCTTCATCTGCCAGCGGTTAAGCACCAGCTTTTCACGCGGTGCCGATACCGACGTCAGCTGCCACTCGTTATCGTTAAGCTTTTTGGCGGTGTATTGCTTTCCGTTGTGGGTGACTGTCATGATGCCTCCCGGCGATTTGCCTCGGAGTCCTGACGGAATGCTTCACGCAAGAACTCTTCACTAAATTCCATCTCAGGGGCCTGAACGAACGCGATATACGCTTCTTCCTGGCAGTTTGTGCAATATCTGGATCGGATTGCGCATCCGCAATTTTCACAATGTTTTGACATAATCATCTCCGCCCTTAAGCCGGGCCGCTGAACGTTAAAAGACTTCTGCGCTAATGGGCGGTGGATGGCCGCCGGTTGTCATAACTAAGCCGCCTCGGTGAAGCGACTGAGGTATAACTGCCCATGAATCGGCATGGGCGACCGGGCTTAAATCAGATTTATATGTCCCCACAACCCATCACCTGAAATGATGTGCCTCTGCGCTACTTGAACGCGTTAAGCTGGTTGAGATAGCGATCTGCTTGCTTTCTGAAGGTTCTCGCTGCGTTCTTGCGTTACGGCTAAGCCATACCGTTAGCAATAGGGACAGGATGAGCAGGCTTTGCATGTTCTTCCTGTTTGGAGCTGTAAGTTATTCCTCGATGTTGGTTTTCAGTCGTCACTGTTACCTGTTACATAATTCCTCCGATACGGTGTGCCGCGTCGAAAAGTGTGGCAGCGGCTAGCCAGGAACTTTCGAAATGCTTTGGTGATTGGATGGCCGGTGCTGATCTCCGGCATTGACTATCACAGGTGTTAGCTGCCACCGCCGAGGCGGGATAGACGTTATGATTTTCACCTGCTTTATTGGCTACTACGGCTTACCAGTTATTTACACAGCTTGTCTTACAGCCTGTCTTGATTCAGTAGCCACCCGGGCCGCTCCACCCCGCGCATCAGCCTGCGCATTCATCCAATCCCAAAACATTCCTATTGAAGATCCCCCGATGTTCGGGAACTGAGCAGCAAACCATTCCGGTGCGGAGTCCTCTTCGTGTGCTATACCCGCCACGCGTTACACACCTGCCTCAATCCCATTGGGCGCCATTTCAATTTGCCAGGAGCGCTCCGGGTGATTTGCTGCTTGACTGAATTCTTAATGAGCAGGCGACTTGCTGTCCGCCGCTGGCTAACTTAGCTCAGCTGTCGATGTTTCGTTTCGATGGATTAAAGATAACCTTAGTTATGAGTGATGGCAATAACCTAATTTATAATTATCATCACATAAGTTATAATGCACTGATAACTAAATGAATTTATTTTTGTAAAAAATGTGGCGGGGGGGGGATTTCGGGCAATAAAAAACCCCGCAATGCGGGGCTTTCAATCAAGGTGGGGTTTAGAAATAACCACTGTCTTTGCAGACGGATAGCGTTGACAGGGTCTCGGCATCATCTCCGCCCATACCAATAAATCCAGCGTGAGGTTTGCCATTGTTGATAAGCATGACCATGAAAGGAGTGTTTCCAGCATAGCCGCCATATGAGTTTTTGGAATTAACCAGGCCGCAGTAAGCGCCTTTCCCGTTGCTCACAAACTTAGAGTGCTTGAATCTGGCACTTTCTGGATCCTTCAATTGGTCTTTCACTGCTGCCTCAACAGCATTTATCTCCTGCTTCGTGAGAGACCTATATTTCCATGCAGTTGCCGGTTTGTCGTTATCTGAATTGTTCGGCGATGGACTAACATCAATGCAGTTGGCCCATTGCTCAGTAATTCGAGCAATTCGGTCAGAGATAGCGAAATCAGTTTTAGAAAGGCTTGCCGCGAACACTTTTGTCTTGTCGTCAAGAAAAAGCATTCCATTTTTTTGTTCACTGATTATTGGTGAAATGATCACACCACCATTTGGACGTGTGGCTTTAAAGGATTTTCCATCAAATTCGACAGTGCCTTTTCCGCCAGGAATCATTGGAGCATTAGCTCCATTACTGATGTCCGACTTAGCGTAATCGCAGCTCAGGGTGCTAGAGCCGATTGCGTTCGTAGTTAAAGCCAGTAAAGATAATGCTATTAGTTCTAATTTCATCCCTTCCCTCTTGATTACCAGATAGTAGATGTCCAGAACATGCGACCAATAATCTCTACGCTCTCGATATCCGCTTCTTCATCAGGGTACTCTTCACTGTTGAAGCTGCGAATCACGATGCGGGTAGGACTCACACGATAAATGGATTTTAGCCTTTTCCATCCGTCCTGGCTTATTGCATAAACCTTGCCATCAACGATCTTTTTGTCGTTCGTGTTGATGGCGACCGTCGTCCCTTCCGGGATCATGGGCTCCATGCTATTTCCTGATGCCGGGAAGCACAGCACGCTATCTTTCTGGGCTCCCACCTTACGAAGGGTAGACTTCGCAAAACGAAGTTTGAATCCGTTATAGTCATCTTCCAAGCAGGAACCATCACCACACGCAAGTTCTATGTCTTTCAGATATGGCACTTCGACCTCGTCATCTGGCAGATCTGTTTTGCTATCCCAAGCGTCAACTTTACCCCATTCCGATTCTGGTGGGATAGCGGAGTCCTTGCGTCCTTCGTCCTGCATTGAGCCTATGCCCGAACTGAGCCATTCCGGACGCACGTTCAATGCATGAGCAAGCTCAACCATCTTACGGCTGCCTGTGGTTTTGCCTGATGTCATTTTCTGAATTGCAGGTTGAGATATGCCGACTTTCTCAGCCAGCTGCCCTTGGGATATGCCTGCGGCTCTCATAGCCGCGTTAAGTCGATCTGCGAATGTTTTCATAGCGCCAATATATAACTCAGGTTATGCAGAGTAAAATAACAAAGGTTATGGACAATGGTCATAACTTGGGTTATCTTTTCATTAATCCAGTAATCGGATAGGTAAAATCCATGAACAAAGTTATTCAACGAGCTTTAGAAATCGTTGGCAGCCAGAAGCGACTCGCAGATATTTGCGGCGTTAGCCAGCCAGCGGTTCACAAGTGGCTTAACGGTGGTTCCGTATCTCCGGAAAAAGTAACAGCCATCGTAAACGCTACTGGTGGCGAGATTAAGGCACACGAAATTCGACCTGATCTTCCCGACCTGTTTCCACACCCAGAGAACCATGCCGCTTAACGGCGGCCCTAACCACGAAAGGGAAAGCAATGCATTCACTTGCGTATCAACACAATACCGGAATACACCAGGGAGCGGTGATAAACCGCGCTCAAGCTAAAGCGGCGCCAGACCACGAAAAGATCCGCGATGCGGTCCGGGCATGGTCGTCGGCGCTGGACAATCAGGACGTCGTTTCGGCGCTGATCATCAACGAATACCGGGAGCAGGGCGGTACCGCCATCAGCTTTCCGGAAGACATCAGCCGGGCGCGCCAGAAACTGTTTCGCTTCCTGGATAATCGCTTCGACTCCGAGCAGTACCGCGAGAACGTGCGCCAGCTGACGCCCGCAATCATGGCCGTGCTGCCTCTGGAGTATCGCCATCGACTTCTTCCCGAGGATAGTTTCATGTCCCGCTTAGCTCGACTTGAGAAGGAAACGAGCGAGGCGAAAGTGGCCGTTGCGATGAACGCCCCGCGTCACCAGAAGCTCAAGGAACTCAGTGAGGGGATTGTAGAGATGTTCCGTGTCGACCCGGATCTGACCGCGCCGCTGATGGCTATGGTCACTTCGATGTTGGGGGTTATGTGATGGGAAGTTTCAAAAATGGCGAAAGCCAGTCTGCGCGAACAGAACTGGCCTTCAGATGCAAATCGTGTGCACTCATTGCAGGAGGAATAATGGCAAAAAATCCACGCTATTACCATACCGCTGTACATAAAAACATAACCCGCGACCGCTTCATCCGCTCGGTTAACCCGATTGTGGCAGAGAAGATGCGCGCCATTCTGGAAGAACTGAAACGTAAGGAGATTGGCCGTGGGTAACGTATCCAATTTAGCCGAAGCCAGAGAGGCCAGAAGGCTCCAGAAACCGCGCACGAATGACGGTAAGGGGTTTGCCTTGCTGCACCGTAAAATTATGGATGTGCCGTTCTACAAGGACGCTGAGGCGGCTCATTTATGGGTTCACCTGCTCCTGCGTGCTAATCATGAACAGACACTGGTATCTACTGATGTTGGCGATGTGATCTGCGAGCGCGGAGAGTTCATCACCGGGCGAAACACACTGGCAATGGAAACGGGTTTGACCGCTGATCGCGTTAAATCACTGCTCCGTAAATTCCAGAATCTGGGCATGATCACCACCAAGTCGAACAACCGTTTCACTGTTCTAAAAGTGGTCAAATATGACGAATATCAGTCAAATTTTTGTCCAGCCGATGTCCAGCCAGTGTCCAGCCCAAGCGCAGCCGTACCAATGCCTGCGGAGGTGGAGTGTCCAGCCGATGTCCAGCCAGTGTCCACAGATAACAATATATTAAATAACTTACTACCTAACGGTAGTAAGTATGTCGCAAATGACCAGAAACCCGCTGAAGAGAAAAAGTCCCGTTTGTCATGCGATGAAGTATGGCAATGCCTGAAAGACGAACTGCCTGAAGCCCGGGGGTGGAGATGCCTCACTGATGAGCGACGCAATCTGATCCGCACCTTCTGGGGTAAGGCTAACAAGATTGCCCGCAACCTGGACGGCAAGCCGATGGATATGGACGGTTTCAGAAGCTATCTGCGCTACATCGCTCAGAACTGCCGCTGGATGCTTGAAGACCGACCAGACCAGAAATCCGGGAAGACCTGGCGCCGCATGAAATTCGATAAGTTCCTGACCGAAAAGCTCTACATCGAAGTGCGCGAGGGGGATCGTGATGACCGCTGAATTCATGGCTGTACCTCATAACCTCGAAGCAGAGCAGAGCGTTATCGGTGGCCTGCTGCTGGACGATGACAACAGCGAGCGAGTCCAGAAGGTTCTGGCGATGCTCAAGCCTGAGTCGTTCTACAGCCGACCTCACCAGCTGATCTTTGCCGAGATGCGCCAGATGTTCCGCGACAACAAGCCAGTCGATGGTCTGACATTGTTCGACGCGCTCGAAGGCAAAGGGCTCGCGGAGCAGGTAGGTGGCTTTGCATACCTGGCGGAGATCGCCAAGAACACTCCAAGCGCTGCAAACATCGTTGCATACGCTGCATCAGTCCGGGAAGCCGCAATGGAGCGCTACGGTATCAACCGCCTGACCGAAGCTACTGAGCTGCTGTATTCCCGCAACGGCATGAGTGCCACGCAGAAGTACGAGGCCATTCAGGGTATTTTCACCCAGCTCGCAGACCATTCAAAAACCGGCAGTCGCCGTGGGTTGCGGTCGTTCGGCGAGGTTATGGATGACTGGGTGGCGGATCTGGAGAAGCGTTTCGACCCTTCAGGCGAACAGCGTGGCATGAGTACCGGCATCCCGTCACTCGACCGACTGTTAGCGCCGAAAGGCCTGGTGAAAGGTTCCCTGTTTGTGATTGGCGCAAGACCAAAGATGGGCAAGACAACCCTGTACGGGCAGATGGCGATCAACTGCGCGATTCGCGAGAAAAAGCCAGCGCTGATGTTTAGCCTGGAAATGCCCAGCGACCAGATCCTCGAAAAGCTTGTTGGGCAGAAGTCCGGCGTAAACCCGAGCATTTTTTACATGCCCGCCACGGATGACGCCGACGACCAGTACCAGGGAGACTACGACGGCGACTTTAAGAAGGCGATCGCTACAGCGGGCCGGCTGAGTGAAATCGACATGCTGTACATCGACGACACTCCGGGCCTGTCACTGGCGCACATCGTTAGCGAAAGCCGCCGAATCAAACGCGAGAAGGGCCGCGTAGGCATGATTCTGGTTGATTACCTGACGCTGATGACCGCCGAAAAAGCAGACCGTAATGACCTTGCCTACGGGATGATCACCAAAGGGTTGAAGAACCTCGCTAAAGAGCTTGGCTGCGTCGTCGTGCTGCTGACCCAGCTCAACCGCGAACTGGAGAAGCGAGTGAATAAACGCCCGTTACCGAGCGATTCCCGCGACACAGGGCAGATTGAGCAGGACTGCGACTACTGGGTTGGTATCCACCGGGAAGGTGCTTTCGATGACAGCGTGCCGCCGGGAGAAACCGAGTTAATCCTGCGACTCAACCGCCACGGCAGTACCGGAACGGTTTATTGCAATCAGATCAACGGGGCAATTTACGACACAGACCAGCAGGCCGCCGCCGCAGAACGCCGCGGGCGTGAGCAGCAGCCGAAAAAGAAAGGGGGATTCTGATGACCATAACAATCCGTGAGCAGGTGCTGGCAGCCCTGCGTAACAACCCAGGGCTGAACAACGCCAAGCTGGCAGGTCTTATCGGCATGGACACCAAAAAGATATCCGGGACGGTGAGCACGCTGCTGGCTGACGGCCTGATCAGCTGCGAAGGAAAATACGGCCAGCGCCTGTACAGCCTTACCAGTTACGGCATGCGCTTCGCCCCTGACACTATACCGGGCATGAAGCAGGGCAAGTCGAAGTTAATTCAGCGGACGGGCACAAACGTGATCTGCCAGGAGTGCCGAAACAGTCCGGCGATGAGAAGGGTATTGATGGTTTGGGGGAGGGTAGGGGTATGAACGTGAAACGTTATGAGTGGGTGGCCTGTGATGAGCATGCGTGCCATTGCGACGTGATAGAGAGTGCTGAAGGCGATATGGTTGATTACGAAGACTACGCCGCACTTGAAGCCAGATGCGCGGCGCTGGCTGCGGAGAATGCGGGGCTGAAGTCGTTCATTTCTCAGAGCTGTTATTCATATGATGGCGATGGTAGCGACGTTTGTGATTCTTACGTCAATGCTGAGGAGTCGCAGATGTTCCCGAAAACCCCAGCTACCGAAGCTTTCCTGGCTGGAGTGCAATCAAAAGCTCGCGAAGAAGGTGCTTACTTTGTTGCTAATCGAATGCTTGCTGCATGGGATGCCGGATTTATCGACGACACCGCAAGGAACGCTGCGGACATCGCACGAATGATACTAACTTCCACAGAGTTTATGGCTGACGCGCCAGAGGGAGATTTCGATCGCTCATTCGCTGATGGAGTACTCGAAGACATCGCCGCCCAGCTTCGCAAAGGAGTGCAGTCATGAGCAGAGTAATCGATAAAGAGCTTCACGTCACGATGCCTGACAGCAGTGTTTGGGCAGTGCCAGTCCAGTTGATTGCCACGCACAGAGCTGAGCATTACGCCAAAGAGTTTGGCGGTGATTTATACCGTAGTTTGGCAGAAGACACCCTTCCGCTATTCCGCTCTGATGATTTTGAAATAGAAGACTGGGCAGCAAATAACATGAACTGGAGTGATGTTCAGCACGCTGCAAAATGCATCTACCCAGGTGATGTTGATTTCCAGGAAGGATGGGTAAATGGCGATAAGGAAGTGAAGGAGGCCGCCCAATGAGCAACATCGACAAACGCGCATTACGTGAAGCGGCTGAACGTGCAGGACAAAATGACTGGGAGTACGTCTACACCAGCGACCTCAGCGCCCCAGGGCGGGGATATATCACAGTAGGCGGAGCAGAGGCTATCTACTGTCTGAATAAAGCCGCAGGGAGAGTGAAACAGTCTGAAAACGTATTGAGATATATCGCTGCAGCTAGCCCGGAAACAATGCTGGCGCTGCTGAATGAGATTGCTGAACTTGAGCAACGACATTGCGGAACAGCATTGCTTGAGCGAGAAGAAATGCACACCAAAACTCTGGGTAGGATGTTGGATGAGCTGGAAGCCAAAGACAAGCAGATTGCAGATTTGAAGGAAGCGTTCCGAATAGCTTTGTCTGCTGCTGGCATCGACGTACCCGCCGCAGCCGGTAAAGGAGAGGCATCATGAGCACTATTACCAAAGAACGCGTTGCTGGTATCGCCAGCGGCGAGAAATGCTATACGCACGATGATGTAGTGGAGCTGGCGCGTATCGCGCTGGCATCGCTCGAAGCGGAGCCTGTGTGCGTCATAGACCAGTCCAATCTTGATTATCTCAAATCTGGCTCCGATGCTGACGTGTGGCCAGCATCCAGAGCAGAGATGGGGGATGTGCTTCTGTATCGCTCCGCCCCGCCTGCGCCGGTATCTGTGCCTGATGAAGTTTGCTGGGAAGATGTTCCAGAGGAAATCACCGAAGACGATATGGCTCTTGCATCAGCATGGGCACATGGATTCAATCAGTGCCGCGCCGCCATGCTTCATGGTGCCGAACCTGTAAGTAATCGTGATGAGTTGACAGACGGTTGGGTGGATTGCAGTAAGCGGATGCCAAGCCCATCAACAGGTGTGATAGTTGCTGCGCCATGGCAATCAGCTCCTGGCGGCTATGCAATGAAATGGGCAACAAATTGCCCTGGGCATCCGGATGCAGATATAGATGGCTGGATTATACCAGGAGCATCATGGAGCCCAACCCACTGGATGCCACTGCCAGCAGCACCGCAGCAGGAGGCATGATGGAAAGCTTAAACAAGATAATCATCAATGCTCGCGTGCTTTCATGGAAGAGAGAGTTTGGTCCATTTGTTAAGTGCCCTAAGTGCTTTGGGTTGCTGACAAAATGCGAACTATGCAAAGGGAAAGGAAAACTTATCCAGGAGGATATTGACGCGTGGAACAACCCGATCGCCAAACTGAAAAGGGACAAGCGATGACGCCTAACCCATTCGACGCATAACAAACAGGCCTCTTCGGAGGCCTTTCTCTTCAGTTGATTTTGTTGAATCAACCGTCCATACTTTCTTTGCTGACGGCCTGAACACCCGGCGGTGACTTCTGCGCATTTAAGGGGACTTAAATGCGACAACAATCTGAACTCCTCACCTTGTCACAGATGCAGAAATGCACCTGCCATTTTCTGCATTCTGCGGTTTCCGTTAAGGAGGCCGTATGACTCTGCCAGTAGACGGCATCAAACTCCATCGCGGTAACTTCGCGGCCATCGGCCAGCAGATTCAGCCATTGCTGGATGCCGGGCAATGCTTCCGCCTTCAGGTTAAGCCGTGGCGCGAGAAGCGCAGCCTGTCGCAGAACGCGCTCAGCCACATGTGGTACACGGAAATCAGCGAGTACCTCATCGCCCGCGGCAAAACATTCGCTACGCCTGAGTGGGTTAAAGACGCGATGAAGCACACCTATCTCGGCTACGAAAGCAAAGACCGTGTAGACGTCGTGTCCGGCGAGGTAACCACGGTTCAATCACTCCGCCATACGTCTGATCTGGAAACCGGCGAGATGTACATCTTCCTGTGCAAAGTCGAAGCCTGGGCGATGAACATCGGCTGTCACCTGACCATCCCTTCCGACTCCCAATACCAGAAATTGAGGGAGGCCCAAGATGCATAACTGGAGCGATATATTTTCCATTGTTGATGGAAATCTTGTGTGGGCCATAAAGCCAGCTAACAGGGTAAAAATTGGTGACGTTGCAGGATGTCTTAGCGATGGCTACAGAAGGTTTGAATACTCTGGCTGTCAATACCTGGCGCATAGAATTGTATGGGAAATGATAAACGGCCCAATTCCGGAAGGAATGGAGGTTGACCACATAAATCACGTCCGAGCAGACAATCGGATTGAAAACCTTAGGCTGATAAGCCAGTCGGATAATACCCGTAACAAATCGCTACCCAGCACCAATACATCAGGTGAGATTGGTATCCATTGGAATAAAAAACTAAGCAAGTGGCATGTCCAGATCAACGCCGACGGAAAAAGAAAGTTCGTGGGTGTTTACGAGAGCATGGAAGAAGCAAAGCAAGCTCGCGACAAGGCAAAGGCTGAGCATGGTTACCATGTCAATCACGGACTGCCCAATAGTCATTGCTACCAGCAGCTGCGCGATAAGCAGGAGGCCTGATGTCTACTCCACTTTCCCGCGTAATCACAAACGAAATATTCCGCGTTCCGGCGCGCCGCCAGCGTAAGCCTGCGGTTAATCCGTCCGACATCCCGACCCTGAAGGGGTACACCGCCCGCCTGGTGGATCAGAAATGGCTGCGTCTCGCGGCACGGAGAACGCATGGCTAATTTATGCAAAGCCGCGCGCGGCCGCGAATGCCAGGTGCGTATCCCTGGCGTTTGCAATGGAAATTCTGAAACCTCAGTGCTGGCACATATCCGCCTGGCCGGCCTGTGCGGCACCGGGATCAAGCCGCCTGACCTGATTGCCACCATCGCATGCAGCAGCTGCCACGACGAGATTGATCGCCGCACCCGTCTGGTCGATGCGGAATATGCAAAGGAGTGCGCGCTGGAAGGCATGGCTCGCACGCAGGTCATCTGGCTGAGAGAGGGGCTCGTGAAAATATGAATATTTTCGATATCACGCCAGTCAGCAAACCCCGCATGACTCAACGGGACCGGTGGGTAAAACGTCCGGCAACAGCGGCATATTGGGCTTTTAAAGCCGAAGTACGCCAGCTCGGGATCTGTCTGCCTGAGTCCGGTTATCACGTCACCTTCATCATTCCCATGCCAAAAAGCTGGAGCCAGAAGAAGCGCGCGCAACTTAACGGCCAGGCTCATCAGCAGAAACCGGATAAAGACAACCTGGAAAAGGCGCTACTCGATGCAATTTTCGACGACGACAGCCGCGTCTGGGATGGTCGGGTGACAAAACTTTGGGGAGAGAAGGGGCAGATCATTATTGGGGAGTGCGCGCCGTGACCAGAGACGAGATAACCCGATACCAGGCCGAAAGCGTTAAGCGCGCCAACCTGCCACCAGTAGCAAAGCACAGCCAGACTAAAACCAACCAGCCTCAGAAGGAAGCCGCGTAATGAAACTGGAATTAACCAAAGACCAGCATCAATGGGTAGACCAGTGGCTCCAGTTGTGGGGCGCATGGTGCCAGACCGGCAAGATTGATAAAGCGATGATCAACATGATTGCCAGATTCATGGCTACCGTCGAGCCCCAGCAAGCATCACGACCGGTATGTAGTGATGATGACGGGATGCTCATTGATGCTGTAATTCGTCACTATCTGAAGAATGTGGATGAAAATGCCTGGCGGGTTGTCTTCGCCTACTACGTTTGTAACTCCAGCGAGATCCGAATTGCATCATGGCAGCATGCAGTAAGTAAGCCTCGCCTGATGAAGACGCGTGGCGGAAATCAGTATAAACACCCAAGCATCTCGACAATCCGTAGAGAGGTGAAGCAAATCATCAATGCCTCACTGTTCTGTTTGTACCAACCGCTGCAAAATGCGTTTAACAATCGCGAAAATATGAGGAAAATTGCAAAAAATCCTCATAACGCGCTTGCTTTTCAATGAACAAATGAGCAGAATAAATCGTATATGTTGCCGTTGTTGTGTGTGACATGAATGAATGCCAAGCCTCGCCATCGTGCGGGGCTTTTTTATTTGCGGTACGCCGCACACAGAACCCACTACCTGGGACCCTTCGGCCAGAGAGCCGACATTGCCTTACCCTCATCTTCCTGGCTTGTCGCCAGGTTTTTTATTCCAGGCCCCGGGAACCACCCTCGACATGCCTTCTTGTTAAATCGTCCCGAGGGCCTGAACCAACTACACACGGAATAAATATGTCTGAGACCTTCACTATCGTAGGCGTTGGTCTTGCATCGTCATCAGTCGGTGTAACCTTTGCCACGCTGTTTCCGGAGGCGACTCCAGCAGTGATGCTCGGATCACTCGCCGGAACGGCGCTATACGTTCTGACCTCAGATCCCCATCAACTCTGGAAGCAGGCTATCTTTGCGCTGATATCGTTTATCAGTGGCGTGTTCTTCTCCGTTCCCATGGCGAAAATCATGGCCGGAATCATCAACACGCCGTTAAGCCTGATGAAGCCACCGGCCAGCATTGAGGTATCGCCAGCTGTAGGTGCAATTGTCACTGCTTCCATTTCCGTGGCAGTCCTGCTGCGTATTCTCCGCAAATCCAAAAGCGGGAAGATGCCAGGGCTGGGGGAGGAAGATAAATGACATGGCAGCTTCTTCTGATGGATGCAAACGCCATAGTTTGCCTGTTAATCATGGTCAGGCTGATGTTTTTCCGGAAAGAGGGAAAGCGTCATCGCCTTAGTGTCGCGGTGCTGGCCTATCTGGTCATCCTTGCCGCCGGATTCAATGCCTTCAACATTCTGCTCGGCCACTACGTACAGGTTAACCTCGGCGACCTGCTGCTTAACTCCGTCATCTGCATGGCGGTGTGGCTGGCTCGCGGGAACCTGGCGAAGGTCGTTATAACGGAGTAGTCCATGCAAACCAGCGAAAAGGGCATTGCCCTAATCAAAGAATTCGAAGGCTGTAGACTCACCGCCTACCGGGACAGTGTCGGTGTATGGACGATCGGATATGGCTGGACTCAGCCTGTCGATGGCAAACCAATCCGCGCCGGGATGACGATTAAGCAGGAAACGGCAGAACGCCTGCTGAAGACCGGACTTGTCAGCTACGAAAGCGACGTGTCTCGCCTGGTTAAAGTTGGTCTGACTCAGGGGCAATTCGACGCCCTGGTGTCGTTCACGTACAACCTCGGAGCCCGGTCACTGTCGACATCGACTCTTCTGCGAAAACTCAACGCCGGAGATTACGCTGGCGCTGCCGATGAGTTCCTGCGCTGGAATAAAGCGGGTGGTAAGGTCCTTAACGGGCTGACTCGTCGGCGGGAGGCAGAGCGGACTCTGTTCCTATCATGATTGGCGCGCTGGTTAAGCGTTACTGGCTGCAACTGATTGTGGTGTCGGTAATCGGCGTGCTGGCGTTCTTCGTTAACCACTACCGCGACAACGCCATCACCTATAAAGACCAGCGCGATAAAGCCACTGAGAAACTCAGCCTGGCTCACGCTACCATCAAAGACATGCAGACACGTCAGCGTGATGTCGCTGCACTGGATGCCAAATACACGAAGGAATTGTCCGATGCGAAAAAAACCATTAACGATTTGCGTCGGGATGTCGATTCTGGCGCTAAACGGCTGCGCATCGCTGCAACCTGCCCTGGAGTGTCCAAAGCCACCTCCGCCTCCGGCGTGGATGATGCAGGATCCCCCGAACTTACTCCAGACGCTCGACGGAATTATTTCGATCACCGGGACGGAATCGCAACCGCTGACAAAATGATTCGCGGCATGCAGGACTACATCAAAGAGCAGTGTCTTAAATGATTCGTTACCCAAATAACAGAGCCTGACTTCGGTCGGGCTTTTTTATGCCCGCAGTAAACCGCGCATCGCAGCGCATAACAATCCCGAGTCTTTCAGAAAGCTGAGCCTGAGAACTGCCGTATATGGTGGCGACCATCTCGGGGCGGCTTTTCTGTGCGAACAGGCTCATCTTTCTAAAAGGTAAAGACGCTATGAATAATCCGTCAGTTATTCCAGCCTTCGACTTCCGCGAAATGGTCATGCCATGTAACGGGAAGGTCATCACCACTTCTATGAAGATCGCCAGCTATTTCGGCAAGGCGCATAAAAACGTTCTGCGTGCTATCAAGCGGCTGGAGGTTGATTGCTCGCCTGATTTTAACCGGCTCAATTTTGAGCCCGTTGAATATCTCGATAAAAAAGGCGAAATGCGTCTGATGTACAACATCACAAAAGACGGGTGGATGATGCTGGTAATGGGATTTACCGGGAAAGTAGCTACCGCTATTAAAGAGCAATACATCGCCGCATTTAACTGGATGGCCGAACAACTTAGCAGACGTCTGGCGATGGGCGAAGAAATGCAGCACCGCTACGCCATCAAAGAAACGCGTTCGAAGCTGAAAGGCACGATCGGCAGCAGATTGATGAACGAACGCAAGAAGGAAAAGCGCGTTCTGGCCGTTGAGCATGAGCACATCATGCAGGTGACGCAGCCAGAATTGTTGATTGGCTGATCGCGACATTACAGAAGCTCTTCACTGAGGGGCTTCGATAATGATCTGTGTAACCCCGCAAGGATGGTGATCATATCTTGCTGACGGGTAAGCCGTAAGTGGCTAAGCACTTCTGAGAAGCAGGGCAACAGCTGCGACAAGGCAAAGAGGTAATCATGTCCTACATCTACCAAATCACCCTAACCACGCAAACAGGCGAAACCTTCACGGGCAAGATGTCACGACGTCAGCCTGAACTGGTAAACGGCTTTGTGCCGCTGGCTACCGAAACTGGACAGTGGCTTTACTTTGCCCCTGCCGACGTGAAGCGCGTGGAGTTCACGCCAGTACCAGCAGAGCAGACCGAACAAACAACGGAGTAACCCATGGCTAACGATGACGAGCGCAGGCCTTATCCGCCAGTTAACTTCATCGCCTCCGAGAACTGGCAGCCATACACCCGGCTCATTCCCGCCAACGAAGTGCGTGAGTGGATAAACCGCCAAATCCTCAGCGATACCGGCAGCATCCATAACCCAGACCATGAACACCTTCTTGAAGCTGACCTCTGCTTCATGTGGGCGTCTGACTCTTTCGCGAAGAAGGGGCGCTATGTTCTCGGTCAGGCCGAACAGGTAATGCTTCGCGCCGGCGGTTGGCAGAAAGCCAGAATGGAACAGCAGATGCATGAATGGTTCGGACGCATACCGAAGTTCATCATCACGCTGGCGGCCGATTACTGTTCACAGTGTAGCGACCTTGAATTCTGCGCACTGGTAGAGCATGAGCTTTACCACATCGCCCAGGCCACAGATGATTTCGGCGCGCCGAAGTTCAACAAAGAGACCGGGAAGCCAGTGCTTACACTGCGCGGCCACGACGTCGAAGAATTCACTGGTGTCGTACGGCGATACGGTGCCAGCAAAGAAGTACAGGAGCTCGTTGATGCGGCCAATGCGCCAGCAGAAGTGGCTCACATCGATATAGCCAGGTCATGCGGGACGTGCATGTTGAAGCTGGCGTAACGCTTTATTCAGATTGTCATGGAGGTGGCCTGTGGCAGCATTATCGACAGAGGTTAAAGCCTTCATCGTTCAATCACTCGCCTGCTACGAGACCCCGGTAAAAGTCATTGAGCTTGTAAAGGCTGAATACGGCATCGATGTCTCACGGCAGCAGGTGTCGCAATATACGCCAGGCAATGCAATGGCGGCCAAGTTGAGCCAGAAGTGGATTGACCTGTTCAACGCCACCCGTAAACGATTCCAGAATGAGATCGCCGACATACCGATCGCGAACAAAGCGTACCGGTTGCGCGTTCTCGACCGAATGGCAACGCGTGCCGAGGGCATGAAGAACCTCGCACTTACTGCCGAGATAATTGAGCAGGCGGCGAAGGAATGCGGAGATGCCTACACCAATAAGCACAAATTTGAACATTCCGGCCCTAATGGTGGCGCCATCCAGACGATCACCATGAGCAAAGAGGAATACAAATCCGCACGGCAGGAGATGATGGAGGATGACGACTGCTGAGCAAAGGGCATTTGCCCGTAAGGTTGAATGCGAAGAGGACGGGCTCTACTACGCGCGATACTTCTTTAAGCAGCGCACCGGCGGAAAGATGATTGTCGCTCCCCACCACAAGGTTATTCAGCAGACGCTGGACCGCGTCATTGATGGTGAGATTCAGCGCCTAATCATCAACGTCCCGCCTGGGTACACAAAAACGGAGCTGGCGACCATCAACATGATGGGGCGCGGGCTGGCGCTGAACTGCCGGGCCCGATTCATGCACCTGTCCTATTCGCACAATCTGGCGCTGCTGAACTCCTCCACCGCACGCGGCATGATTAAGTCGCAGGCCTATCAGTCGATGTGGCCGATGTCGCTACGCGATGACGCTGACAGTAAGGCGATGTGGTGGACCGAGCACGGCGGCGGCGTTTATGCTTCGTCAGCTGCGGGACAGGTTACCGGCTTTCGTGCCGGACACATGGAACCGGGCTGGCAGGGCGCGCTGATTATCGATGACCCGGTTAAGCCGGACGACGCTTATTCGGAGATCGTCCGCGACGGCGTCAACAATCGCTTTAACGAGACAATTAAATCACGACTGGCGATCGAGACGACGCCGATGATTGTCATCATGCAGCGGATCCACTACCACGACCTGAGCGGCTATCTTCTGCGGGGCGGGAGTGGTGAGAAATGGCATCACCTGAACCTGCCGGTGATTATCGACAATAGCCAACCATACGCTGCGCAGTACCCTGAGAACTCCCACGCAATACCGATTGACCATGGCCTGCCTGATGGCTGGCTGTGGCCTTTCAAGCACAACGAGTCGCATCGCTTATCTCTGTTCTCTCACAGGCGCACTGCCGAAGCGCAGTATATGCAGAAGCCTCGCAGATTTAATGCTGAAGGAGCCCTGTGGACAGAAGTTATGATCAGCGCGGCACGCGAGCTGCAAATTCATCACGATAAGGTTCGCACTGTCGTGGCGATTGACCCACAGGCAACAAATAGCGACGAAAGCGATGAAACAGGCATTGTCGCTGCCAGCTCATATGGTGCCGGTGACAAAAAGCAGTTCTCTGTGGATGGCGATTACAGCGGAAAATATTCACCAGCTGGATGGGCCAAGAAAGCCATATCGGCTTATGAGCAACACGAAGCTGACGCGATAGTTATTGAGACGAACCAGGGCGGAGATATGGCGGAGGAGACACTCCGCAACGCCGGGTTCAAAGGTCGCATCATTCGTGTCCATGCCAGCAAAGGTAAGTATGCCCGCGCGGAGCCGATATCGGCGCTCTACGAACAGGGGAGAGTGGCAAATCACGGCAATCTCTACGTGTTGGAGAACCAGCTGATGGAATACATCCCCGCCACCGCTAAGAAATCACCTGACCGCCTCGATGCAATGGTTTACGCACTGACTGAACTGAATGGATCGCAACCTGTGGGGATGATGATTCCGAAACGCCTTCGCTAACCAAACGGATAAACCATGACTGACCAATTAACTCTCGCCGTCAACCATGCGTTGAACGATGCGCGGATGGCGCGCGCCCGTATGGGGCTGATGGCACCGACGATGGGGCTGGACAATAAGCGCCATTCCGCATGGTGTGAGTATGGCTTCCCTGAGCAGGTAACCTACGAAAATCTCTATGCCCTGTACCGGCGCGGTGGTATCGCTCACGGTGCCGTTGAGAAGCTGGTGGGCAAGTGCTGGCAGACGAACCCGGAAATCATTGAGGGTGACGATGCCGACGAGAGTGAAAACGAAACCGCCTGGGAAAACAAGTCAAAGCAGGTATTCAACAACCGGTTCTGGCGCTCATTTGCCGAGGCGGATCGTCGTCGCCTTGTCGGTCGTTATGCAGGCATCCTTCTGCACGTCCGCGATGAAAAAGACTGGAACCTTCCGGTTACCAAAGGGCGAGGGTTGCAGAAGGTTTCCGTGGCATGGGCCGGATCGCTAACGGTGAGCGAGTGGGACACTGGGCTGAACTCGAAGACTTACGGTCAGCCGAAAATGTGGCAGTACGCCGAACGCTTGCCGAATGGTTCAAGTCGCCGCGTCAATATCCACCCCGATCGCGTTTTCATCCTTGGTGATTACTCAGACGATGCTATTGGCTTCCTTGAGCCAGCTTATAACGCCTTTGTAAGCCTGGAGAAGGTAGAGGGTGGATCCGGCGAGTCATTCCTGAAGAACGCCGCGCGCCAGCTTAATGTCAACTTTGAGAAGGAAATCGACTTCAACAATCTTGCGTCACTTTATGGCGTGAGCATTGACGAGTTGCAGGATAAGTTTAACGAAGTTGCCGGGGAAATGAACCGTGGCAACGATGTTTTGATGACAACCCAAGGGGCCACGGTGACACCGCTGGTTACTGCTGTAGCTGATCCGTCAGCGACCTATAACGTCAACCTGCAAACCGCTGCCGCCGGAGTTGATATCCCGACCCGCATTCTGGTTGGTAACCAGCAGGCTGAGCGGTCCAGCACTGAAGACCAGAAATACTTTAATGCTCGCTGTCAGTCGCGCCGAGTAGACCTCGCTTTCGAGATAGAGGACTTCTGCGACAAGCTTATCGACCTGCAGATAGTCGACTCAGTAAGCCAGAAGGCTGTTATCTGGGATGACCTGAACGAACAGACCGGTACTGAGAAGCTCACTAACGCCAAGACCATGGGCGAGATTAACCAGACCATGCAGGGCAGTGGCGAAGAGCCAGCATTCAGTCGTAAAGAGATTCGCACTGCTGCGGGCTATGACAATGATGACGAGGAGCCGTTAGGAGAAGATGGCGACGAAAAAGACGAAGCCACCGATTCTGCCGCGTAACTACCAGGATCCGACCGGAGCCGATGCGCTGGAACGCCGGGCAATGAAAGACTTCGCCAGGCGAATGAATAAGATTGGCAAAGCGTACAAATCAGCACTCGACAAAATACCTTCCTCCCTCGCAGTAAACGCCAGATACGAATACCAGCTAAACCCAACGCTACTCTCCATCATCCTGAACGATGCCAGTTACCTGGTTGATCAGGTGCTGCTTGAAGGTGGCGATTACGACCTGTGGTTTTACGAGTACATCGATCTGGCATCGGAGAAAGGGACCGGGCAGTCGTTCTACAACCTAAGCCAGCAATCCCCCGTGTATGCAGCAGGACGTGAGTCGCTGGCGTCCATCCTCGCAAGCGACCCGTACCAGCAACGCATGGCGCTGGTGCATGCCCGTGTGTTTGAGGAAATGAAGGGTCTTACTGCTGACGTTAAGCGAGATATGGCACGCGTGCTGACTGATGGCGTGGGCCGAGGACTCAATCCGCTGGACATTGCCCGCAACCTGACAGACCAGACCGGCATCGAGAAACGCCGGGCGAACCGGATAGCACGCACTGAAGTGACTACCGCGCTGCGCCGGGCCAAATGGGATGAAGACCAGGAGGCGAATGACCTGTTCGGCCTTAAAACGCTGCTGGTTCACATCTCAGCTCTGTCGCCGACAACGCGACATACCCACGCAGTGCGCCATGCCCACCTCTACACCAATGAAGAGGTGCGTGACTGGTACAGCAAAGATGGCAACTCCATCAACTGCAAATGCAGCCAGCAGTCTGTGCTGGTGGATGCGGACGGCAAGCCGGAATACCCGGACACCATCACGAAACTCAAACAGGAATATAAATCGATGCAGGCGCGCGGTTACGCCTGGGCGGAGAAATAGCTATGCCTATGCAGGTCAACATCACCACGAAGGTGAACAGCCAGTCTATCCGGCGCGAAACATACAACGGGCGTGAGCATCTGGTGTTGCCGAGCTACACGCTGCCGGCGAACGTCGTCATGAATGGCGGCTTGTACACGCAAGAGCAAATCGACGCCCACTATAAGGGGCTGGAGGGTACCCTGGCACCGCTTGGGCATCCTCAGGTTAACGGTCAGTTCGTGTCTGCTTTCTCCCCAGAGGGGATTAACGCAGGCCATATCGGCGCGTGGAACCGCAACGTTAAGAAGTCCGGTAATCGCATCTACCTCGAAAAGTGGGTTGATGTAGCCCGTGCCAGTGAGTCAGAAGGCGGTAAAGAACTACTTGAACGTGTCGCTGCTATTGAGCGTGGTGAAGACGTTCCGCCGATTCATACCAGTGTTGCCGCATTCCTCGACCAACTTGAACCCAACGATCAGCAGCGCGCCACAGGTGCTGAGTGGGTGGCTGATATCCACGGCATGGACCATGACGCAATCCTGCTGCACGAAGTCGGCGCAGCGACACCAGAGCAGGGCGTTGGCCTGATGGTTAACGCCGATCTGGCTCAACCGCTTAAGGCGAACTCCGGCGCGCTGGTGGGTGAATCCTACCGGGAGCGAGAGCAGCGCCTCGATCGGGCAGCCAAAGCCAAGTTTGCGCCTGGCACGGATGAATATGCCTGGGTTGCTGACTTCACTGACTCGCAGGTGGTCATCGTGCGAAATGGCGGTGATGCTCAGGTTTACGGTTATTCCGCTGATGGCGGGAAGATCACAATCGACGATACCGGAACCGCAGTAGCGCGCCAGGAGTCGTGGGTGGCCGTCGTCGCTAACAAATTCAAAGCTCTATTCACACCGCAGGAACAGCCTGCACCAAACCACAAAACGGAGGGCGACATGCCTTTAACCAAAGAAGAACTGGAACAAATCGGCAGCATGATCGGCCAGGCTGTTGCGACCAATACTGAAGCGGCTATTAAGCCTCTCGCGGAAAAGGTTGATGCGCTGCAGGCCAATCAGAAGCAACTCGCGGAAACCCTGACCGCGAACTCCCGTGCCGAAGAGAAAGCAAAGCGCGAAGCGGTTGCGAAGGTCCATGGCGATATCGTCGCGAACGCTCTGTCAGGCGAAGCTCTGGACGCGATGTTCAAGTCGCTGGGCGAAGCTGCGCCGCTGGGCACCAACAATGCTCAGCAGCACAAAGAAACCGGCGCACCAGCCGCAGACGAACACTTCAAGTAAGGAGCCGGAATAATGCCACGTTATCGTCGCGTTAATATCGACGGTCAGTCTCTGTACAAGACCGAAACCCGCACAACGGCCGCCGCGTTGCTTCCTGGCACCGCCGCAACTATCAACTCATCCGATAAATTCGCTCAGGCCACCGCGCTAACCGGTCGCCTGTACATCATCGATGTTGGTTACCACCAGGGGCTGACAATCACCGAAGAAATCCCGGCCGGGGATTCGGCAGTAGGTAACTACGTCGAAGAAGGTCGTGAGTTGGCGTTACGTTGTCTTCCCGGTGCGTATAAGAAAGACAGCCCTATCAAGCTGGGCACGGCTGGTCAGTTCACCCTTGCCACCTCCGACACCGATTCAGTGATCGGCTACAGCCAGGATGAATACACCATCGCTGCCAGCACCACCGACTTCATTCGCGTGCGCATGCGCGTTGGCACTGTCGCCGCAGCTGGCGCGTAACAAAAGGACAAACACATATGTACTTCTCAAAAGAGACGCTGGCGACTAACTCCCGCCTCGGAGGGCACTGGAGCGAGCTGTGGGCAAACCGCAACATGTGGAACCTGCAGAACGATTCCATCATTGCAGCTAACCGCGCAATGATGACGCCTGACATGCTGGCTTGTAACGCTGTTGGCGGTTTCTCCCGTGACTTCTGGGCTGAGATTGACAACCAGGTGCTGCAGCTGCGGGATCAGGAAGTTGGCATGGAAATCGTAAACGACCTGATCGGCGTTCAGACCGTGCTGCCGGTTGGTAAAACCGCCAAGCTGTATAACGTGGTCGGCGACATCGCTGACGACGTGTCAGTAAGCATCGATGGTCAGGCGCCGTTCTCCTTCGACCACACTGACTACGCGAGCGACGGCGATCCGATTCCGGTGTTCACTGCTGGTTACGGTGTTAACTGGCGTCATGCTGCTGGCCTGAACTCTGTTGGCATTGATCTGGTGCTGGACTCGCAGATGGCGAAGATGCGTAAGTTCAACCAGAAGCGCGTCAACTACTACCTGAACGGCGATTCAAAAATTCAGGTTCAGTCATATCCGGCGCAGGGCATCAAGAACCACCGTCACACCAAGAAGATTAACCTTGGGTCTGGTGCTGGTGGCGCGAACATCGACCTGACCGCCGCTGACATGACCGCGATCTTTGCATTCTTCGGTAAAGGCGCATTCGGTACCACCGCACGCACGAACAAAGTCGCCGCATACGATGTGATGTGGGTTTCCCCGGAAATCTGGGCAAACCTGGCGCAGCCGTACGTGGTGAATGGCGTTGTAAGCGGCACTGTGTTGCAGGCTGTTCTTCCATTCGCACCGGTGAAAGAAATCCGCATGAGCTTCGCGCTGACCGGTAACGAGTTTATCGCGTACGTTCGTCGTCGTGACGTGATCTCCCCACTGGTTGGTATGGCTGTCGGCGTTGTGCCACTGCCGCGTCCACTGCCTAACGTTAACTACAACTTCCAGATTATGTCTGCTGAAGGTTTGCAAATCACCGCAGACGATCAGGGCCTGTCTGGTGTTGTCTACGGCGCTAACCTGGCGTAAGGAAACAGCATGGCTAAATACGAAGTTGTGCGCCCGTGGTTCGGCGTAAAGGTGGGGCAGGTGGTGGAGTTGAAAGAACTTCACCCGGCGCTGAAGTCTAACGTCCGTCTCATGAATGGTGAGGCAGGCGGAGAACTTACACCGTCGACTCCTGATGCCGGTACCGGTGAGAAATCTCGCAAAGAGATTATTCAGGGCCGCCTTACTGAGCTGGGTATTGAGTTCAAAGGCAATTTGGGCGCTGAAAAGCTCAGTGAGCTGTTGCCTGATGGCGAGCTCGAAAAGCTTTTCCCTGCTGAATAACAGCCGCCGCTAAGGCGGTTTTTTTATGCCCCGCTCCGGCGGGGTATTTCACGGAGTCGATAATGGTAACTCTCGAACAGGCGAAGGAATATCTGGAGAGCCAGGGAATTACCATTCCCGATTTTGTTCTTCAGGCTCTCGTCGACCAGGCCAACAGCATTCAGGAGTGTCTCGATGCGCATTATCCGGCATCGACAGCGCTGCTGATTCAACTCTATCTGCTGGCGCTTATGGGGCTCGGGCAGGGGGATAAGTACATCTCAAGCCAGACAGCTCCGAGTGGTGCATCGCGCTCGTTCCGGTATCAATCGTTCACCGACCGCTGGAAAGCCTCAGTAAATCTGTTGCGCGGTCTGGATACTTACGGCTGTGCCACCTCGCTGATTCCTGCTGACCCTACCGCAGCACCGGCGTTTGCTGGCATTTGGATCGGGAAGGGCGGCTGTATGTGCGGGGATAAGTGATGACGTACAAATCGGTAAAGGAAGGCAAGCCGAAGCCGCTCACTCGCGTATGGGTCGAGACCGATACCGGGCGGGAGACTACCGGCTACGTGAAATCGGACGGCGAGTGGCATATCAACTGCGCGCGCATCCGGGCGACTGGCGCGAAGGTGCTGCGCTGGAAGGAGGGCTGATGTCGTCTACTGCTTCATGGTCATACAACAAGCCATGCACGATATGGCGTAAGGGAGCGGGCGGTAATGACGAGTGGGGCGATCCTGTCGACCCATACGAACCGCCTGAAACCATCATGTGCGACTACATCGGCGGCCTGTCTGCAAAGCTCGGCTCCATCGGTAAAGAGGTTGTCGTAAAAAACACCTTCTTTACTGCGTATGCGTTAGCTGATGAGGGCGATTACATTCTGATTGGTGTGAGCACTGAAACAGACCCGGTCGTGGCAGGTGCCGATGAGGTTCGTCACGTGACGCGCTGGAACGACACTCTCGACGGTCTGGAAGATGACTGGGCGATAATTACGGGAGTGTAGCCATGGGCATCAAAGTGCGTGGCGTTAAGCAGTCGAAAGCCGGGCTCAACCGCATCATCAACGATGTGAAAGGGCGCAAGGTTGTCCGGGCATTACAGTCAGCGATGATAATCGGCAGCTCACAGGCCGCGCTTTATACGCCAATCGACACCTCAACGCTGCTAAATAGCCAGTATCGGGAGTTGATTAACAACGGCGTTCAGCTGACAGGTCGGGTGGGATATACGGCCAACTATGCTGTTTTCGTTCACGATCCGAATGTGCCGCAAACCTTCCGTCGCGCCACCGCGCAGAAAGAGTTCCTCACTAAAGGCTTTGAAGATACCCGCAGCCAGATTGATGCCGTAATGCGCAAGGAGCTTTCAGTATGAAACGAGAGACATTCCACCATTTTGCAGACGGCCGGGGTCGTCGCCAGATTTTCGTTAATGGAAATAGAATTAGCCGCGTAATTTGGGCTGACGAAGAGAAGGGGGTGTTGTGTTTTCATCCTTATCCGCTAAGGCGTCATCGTAAAGAACCTTTCAGTGTTTACTCCCGGAAGCTGCGCGGGAAAATAACTGTTCTCTTTGAAAAAGAGGACTTGAAAGCATGACACCTGCCATGTATGAGCGCGTGCGTAACTATTTCGTTGATGCCGGGCTTACCACTGGTTTCATCGTTCAGCTGCTGGCGTGGGACGACACGACAAAATTAACTGATGCATTCATCGTGTTCCGGCCTAACGGCGGTACCGACATTCGAAATGACCTCGGATCTGACCACTACGTGCTGGTGGATGTCATCTCCGCTAAGGACAAGCGCCGTGCAGCCGCTGAAAAGGCTCAGGAAATTATCAATTATGTCGAACAGAACGATATTACCGACGAATGCCTTGGCCTGATTCAAAACCTCGGCAATATGCCAGCACCTATCCTGACCGAAGAGGGCCGCCTGGTCTTCAGACTCCAGTTCATGTGCGTCTACGGCGAATAACCCCATCACCAACCCATCAGGCTGCCATCCGGCGGCCTTTTTTTATTTGAGAGGTACACATGCAAGGCTGTGCTAATGATTTTGGCAAGCTGATCGGGAAAGTAGCTGTGCTACGCATGGCCTTTGGCTGCCCCGACGCAGTGCCAGCGCTTTCCGAGTGGAAACGTCTCGGCGCTATGACGACCAAGGGCATCGACTATTCGATGAATACCATCAACTCCGAGGCAGATGATGCCAAAGGGCTGGTGGAGAACCTGGTCAACAACATGGATCTGACGATCTCCGGTGAAGGGGAGTTTCGTAAGTCTGACAAAGATAACGAGATCGGCGCGTGGCGTCTGTCGAAGTATATCTTTGACGAAGTGCAGGCAGGCCGTCAGCCTAACCTGTGGGTGCGGTTCGACTTTGCTGGTGAAAACGCCGGTACTTATATCCAGGGCTACATGAACACCACTTCATGGTCTGGTGACTTCGGTACCAACGATATCTCCACCTTCTCCGGCGAGTGGAAGGTCTACGACGCCGACACTGTCGTGTTTGAAGTCGCTGATTCCATCGCGGCCACTGGCGTTGAAGTTACCCCTGCAACTGCATCTCTGGTAGTTGGGTCAACCCAGCAACTGAGCGGCGCTGTTCAGCCAACCGATGCGACTAATAAGGCGATCACCTGGACGACTTCGGCACCATCCATAGCCACCGTCAGTTCAACCGGCCTGGTAACGGCCGTCTCCGCCGGAACCGCGACCATTACAGCTACAACCGCAGATGGTGATTTCACCGACACATGTGCTGTGACCGTGACTGCCGCACCGTAATCACTACAAAGGGCGGCGTGCTGCCCTTGATAATGGTTATGGAGAACGATATGACCCCATTGAAAGAAATTGGCGAGTGCCTGATTGGTGCTGGTGGCCGTGAATACTTCTTCCGCCCATCGTTCCGTAACATGACTCGGATCGGCGAGCCAGAGCATATCGTCCGCACTTTCTATGCGCTGTTCAATGACGATGTGGCAAAGATGCTTGAAGCGGCGCGAGAGATTCACAGTGCGATACCAGAGCATCAGCGCAGATTTTACGCTCATTACTTCGGCGATGTTTCCATGCCTCGGTGGGCACTTGATGCAGCAGGTTCAGCTGCTTTTGTGCGCGAGGCATTGCTCTCGGCTATTAACGTCATTCAGTCATGCTGTGACGAGGACGTTTCTGAATTGACAGGCTGGCATGAGCCTTCACGTACTGGCAGGCGTACGTTTGTATGGCGCCGCGGCTCTCTCCCGCCTGAGAACCTGATTCTGATAGCTCAGTCGCTGATCATGCATGGCGTTATCGGACGGGCGAAGGTTCGTAAGTTGCAGAAGCACGAAAGCAAGGAAACGACGCCGGAATTTCATGCGACTGAATACATCATGGCGGCGCGAAACCATTTCGGGATCAGCAGGGAAGAGGCTGAAAATCTTACTATGACCGAGTTCGCTATGATGCTTAAAGCCAAATACCCTGACCAGAAAGGCTTCACCAGGGAAGAGTATGACGCGGTTATGGACGATGACGATCGCCGTTGGCAGGAAATGATTGAGCGCGAAAAATCAGCAAAGAAAGCGGCCTGAGTTAATAATGGATGTACCGTAATCGCCTGACCGGGCGTAATATGGCTCGACAATAAAACTCAGGGGATAAGAGTGAAAAAAATACTTTTGGCTTTGGTGATTCCACTGGTTCTGGCTGGCTGTAAGCCGGGCGAGGAAAAGGCAATTTCTCTGGCACAATCTGAAGTTTCAGCCAATCTACTGGATCCTGGCAGCGCACAATTCCGTAACGTGAAAGTCGTGAAGATGACAGATGCCGATGACGGTCGTGTTAATGCTGTTGTTTGCGGGGAAATTAACGGAAAGAACGGTTTCGGTGCCTATGCAGGGTTCCATCCATTCTTTGTTGAGCTGAAAATGAAATCGAAGGGGATGTTCTCAAAAGGCGTCGACTACACCCTTGGTGATCACTTCCTCAGTTCGAAAGATACGCCTCCACCACCGGCCTACACAGAACGATGCCAATAAACGACACGAATAACTAACCCACCACTCGGTGGGTTTTTTTATGCCCGGAGAAAACTGATGTCTGAGAAAGCAGGCGAGATTTATTACGACATCGAGGCCGATGTATCTGGCTTGCTCAAGGCCCAGGGAAAGGCCAATAAGTCGCTCGACTCCATCGGCAACTCGGCGACCAATGCAGCCAAAAAGATGGATGAGTTGCAGACGAACATCAACCGCGTCGCCGGGGCAATTGCCGCCTCACTCGTAGTTGACTGGGGTAAGGCGTTTCTCGTTGCTGCTGACAACATGAGCCAGCTCAACGCGCGTATAGAGAGGCTCACTGGTAGCGCAGGGGCAGCCTCGCAGACTATGCAGAGTCTGATGCGCATCAGTTCGGCAACGGGTGGTTCGCTACAGGATACAGCGAAGCTGTGGGAGACTCTCAGCACGGCGTTGCGCGATACCGGCGCGACGAACGGCCAGATCATCCAGCTCACCGAAACACTTCAGAAAATAGGTCGCATTGGCGGATCCTCTTCCGAAGAAATGGCGAATGCTCTTCGTCAGTTCGGCCAGTCAATTTCCTCCGGCACTGTCCGGGCGGAGGAGTTCAACTCCATCCTTGAGCAAATGCCTGAACTGGCGCGGCAGATCGCCGCCGGGATGGGCGTAAGTATCGGCGAACTGCGTCAACTGATGTTGGACGGGAAACTGACAGCAGAAGATGCGCTTAATGCCATCCAGAAACAAACCAGCTCAGTAAATGCAGAGTTCGAAAAACTTCCTCGTACTCTGGCTCAAGCCAATACCGCGCTGACAAACTCATTCCTGTCGATGATTGACTCTGTTAACCAGGCGACAGGCGCAAGCACAGGACTGGTTGCGGTTATCGACTCGATGACGGCCGCTCTCGACAGGCTGGTGGGGAAGGCAATCTCAGCGGATGCGCAGATTTCAGAACTGAACAGCACAGCAGAGATGTTTACCCGCCGGGCGCGAACCTGGTCATGGCTTGGGCTTGATGGCTGGGAGGCGCAAAACAAAGCGCTGGCCGGGCTAAGCAATAAAGCCGCCATGCTGGTTGGCGACCTGGCCGCTGTTTCCAAAGCATCACAGACCGCGGCAAACACAAAGCCGATCGAGATAAAGGCTGTTGCTGGTACAGGCAAAAAGAAAAAGACTCAGGCCGAAAAGGAAGCAGAAAAATATGCTAAGGCGCAGCAGACAGTTAACGAAAAGCTGGAAGAGCTTAGACAGAAGGCGCAACTTTCCGCAGGAAGCTTGGGTGAGTTGTCTCGTGCGCAAGCTGTTCTGAATGCTCAGCAGTCACTCGGTAGCGCTGCAACTCAAGCACAGATTAAAGAGGCTGGAGAATACGCCGCCAAAGCATGGGATGCAGCAGCGGCAGCCAGAGGGGTAACTGAAGCACTTAAGGCAATGCCTTTGCAGGCGGAGAATAAATCCTACGCAGAATCCATGCAAAATCTGAAGGCCGCACTGAACGCTGGGAAAATAGATCTCAAGGAGTATAACGCTGCCACGGAGAAAATGGCGCTCGAGCACCAGAATAACCTCGCCAAGATTAACGCCCAGGCCACAGTCAATCCGGTAGCTTCTGCCCGAGCCGAAGTTGACCCGGTACAGCAACTGGTGAACGAAAATAACCAGAAGTTAGCCCTGATGCAGCAATATCAGCAGCAGGAACAGGCGATACTCCAGCAAAGTTACCAAAAAGGGAAAATAAATTACGATCAGTTCGTTGCTGCAAAGGCAGCTACCGATGCCCAGTACCTTGCCTTAAAGACTGCGCAGGAAAACCAGTTCAATGAGCAGATGACAGCCGCTCAGTGGCAATTGCTCAGCCAGCAAGGTCTTGGTTATGAAATGCTGACAAGTGCAGTAGATGCGTTTTCAGGCAATGCATCCAATGCGTTAACCGGGCTGATCACCGGAACGATGTCAGCGCAGGATGCTATGCGCTCACTCGGTAACACGATGCTGAATAGCGTGGTAAATGCGCTAGTCCAGGTTGGGGTTGAGGCTCTCAAAAACTTCATTATCGGGCAGACATTGGGCGCAGCAGCTACTGCTGCTGGAGCATCTCAGGCTGCAATCTTGGCTACAGCTTGGGCTCCTGCCGCCGCCATGGCGAGCCTCGCTTCATTTGGGGCCAACTCAGTTCCTGCCATGACAGGAATTGCTTCAACGGTAGGCCTGGCACAGGGCCTTGCTTTAACCGGTATGCGTTACAATGGCGGCCCGGTGAATGCAGGAGGTCTTTATCAGGTCGGTGAGCGAGGGAAGCCGGAGATTTACCAGGCCAGTACCGGTAAGCAGTACATGATACCGGGCGACAACGGCAGGGTGATCAGCAATAAGGACATGGCTTCGGGTGGAGGTGGCGGCGCTCCGATTCTCAACATCTACAACTACTCATCCGCCTCTGTAGATGCTCAGGCTACACAGAACGGTGATGGTTCATGGACGCTTGAGGCATTCATCGCTGACATGAATAACGGCGGCCCGGCAAGCAACGCCATTACCAGCAACATGAACGTTAAACGCACGCCAAGGGGGCAGGGCTGATGCCAATTATCGACTATCCCGACTGGCTGCCGCTGGCGCAGAAGGCCAGCAAAAACATGACGCTCGATACCGGGTTCCAGACCGATCAGCCAGCGGTCGGCCCGGCTATCTTCGAGAATCAAACCGACGACCTGAAGGTGACCTGGTCACTGACATGGATCTTCACTCTGGCGCAGGAGCGCGCATTTCAGCAGTGGCTGCGCAGCCCTAACTATCTCAACCGTGGTCTGAACTGGTTTCGGATGAATATCAATCTTGGCGGCAGTGGATTGCAGCTACAGGAGCTCCACTTCACGCAGATGCCGGTGCAAACCAGTATCGACGGCGGGGTGGTGACCTGGACAGGGACGGTTATCGCGAACCACCTTTACAACGCCGACGACGAGTTCGACGATATCATTGTTGAACTGCCGCCACCGTGGGATTCGTGGCTGGATATCGTTGTCACTGGTTATCCTGACGGGCGCGACCCGGAATCTTTACCGAGAGTGCCGTAATGCCTACCTTCAGAGCTTATAAGCAGCAGCGCCCGACGCGCGGTCTGTACGATACCATCACGTTCTACCATCCATCCTTTGGCTATGTCCGCCTGGTCGACAAGCAGTTCTTTGCGAAGACGCTAGGCGGCCAGACGTACACGCCAGCGCGCTTTGAAATCGAAGAGAGTCAGCAGAGCGGCACGCCGGTGATCGACGCGACGGTGAAGTTAGGCCGGCTGTCGTCGGACATCAAAGCGCTAATGAAACAGTGGAAGGGGGCTGCTAGGCTGACGGCTATCACGGCGACCCGGCAGATCTTCGACAGCGGCGACGTTTCGGTACCGATTAAGTCCTGGCAGCTCTACGTCAAAACGGTCGACATCGACGCTGACTCCGCGTCGGTCACTCTGTCCGTCACTAACCCGCTGAACAACAACATCGGAAAATTATACGACCCCCGCGAATATACAGGGCTTCAGTATCTGTGAGGTAAATATGAATTGGAGTGATTATTTCGAATATCGAGATGGAAAACTCTTTTGGATGCATAGCCATAGAGGTCCAGTAAAAGCTGGTGATGAAGTTAAAAATCGCGACGGCAAGGGTTATGTCAGGGTTGTTCTTCACCAAAAATTTTATCTTGCGCATCGGATTATTTATGAGATGCACCATGGACCCATTCCTGCAGGCTATCAAGTTGACCATATTGATGGCGAAAGACTGAACAATAATATTGAAAACCTCAGGCTGGCAACCAACAGCATTAACCAGCGAAATAGGCGGAAAAGCTCGAAAAACACCTCAGGAGTGACAGGAGTTTGTTTTGACAAAAACACCGGAAAATGGGTTGCGAGACTTTGCAAGAAGCACCTTGGGAAGTTCGTAAACTTTGAAGATGCATGTACCGCTCGCGCTGAAGCTCTTCGCTGTCATGAAGGTTTTACATCCCGCCACGGTGAGTGACATGGATAAATCCGACTTCATCAAAGCTGTTATTGGAAAGCCATGGGCCAACAGGAGTTGCACATTCGGTGCGATGGATTGCTGGGCGTTGGTGGTCTTGTATTACCGGCACGTCCTCGGCATTGAGCTGCACCAGACGCCGGACTACGAAGCCGGTGAGGACTTCTTCACCTGCTATCAGGGTGATGTCGTTTTCTGGCGCCCGGTCGACAAGCCAGTTGAGGGCGGAATATTCGTCGGGTACCGCGGCGCGCAGCCGGCACATGTTGGCCTGGTACTGAACAGGCAGGCGCTGCACTCGCGCGGCGAGAACGGAAGCGTACGCATGGATTCATTGCTGGTCATTCAGCGGGCATTCACTAAAGTGGAGTTTTTCGAATATGGCGTTGATTGAACTCCAGCGTTTCCCGGGAACGCCAAAAGAACGCTACAGGGTGCCAAACGGCACCCTTTTTTATGACTGGCTGGCGGCCAATGATGCTACCTTTCACCGCGATCTGCTCATCGTCCGAAACGGCGTGAAACTGGGTGAGGATGATGAGCTGGCGTTTGAGCTATGTGAACTGGACACCGTCCAGATATTCGACCAGCCCAAGGGCATCATTGGCGACATTCTCAGCCCGATCTTCAAAGTTGTCGGCGCGGTCTTCTCGTTCCTTGCACCAAAGCCGGCGATCGCCAATACCGGCGGCAACACGATTGACTCGCCAAACAATAGCCTGACCGGCCAGACGAATACGGCGCGCGTCTACAAAGCAAAACCGGATATCTACGGGCAAATCCGTTCTTTCCCGGACCTGATTCAGGAGTCGCTGTTCGAATACGTGCGCCAGAGCGACACGGATGGCGGCCTGAAGTACGTTACTGAGTGGATGTGCATCGGGATCGGAAAATACGATTACGAGTCTGTGCGTTATTCAGAGTCCAGCCTTGGAAGTATGGCCGGTGCAGAATTCCAGTTTTACCAGCCGGGTGAAGTGATCCCCACCATCAATGAAGGCTACGGGTTCGACGACGTGGACGGCCAGGAAGTGCCCGGCCAGAACGAATCGGACAATTTCCCGATCGAGACAGCTACGGCCACCACGGTTGTGAGTGGCACTTATTCCGGCGGGCAAATTGCGGTAAAAATCATTAAGCAGGCTGATTTTGATTACTTCATGGGCCTGGTCCTGCCGCACGCCGTTACCTTTACGATTAACGTCACCTACAGCACGCCAACCGGAAACGTTACACAGGATGTCGATTTCTCCGGCACGCTGATTTCAGCTGTCGAAACCAACGACGGCGCAGTGGTTAACCCGGTCCGGTGGTACACATTCACGATGGGGGATCTGATCGGCCCACCTGACGTGCCGGCAACGGCGACAATCAACACGACGAAGTTCATCCTCAACGATAACGAAGCGCTCGTGGTAGGCCCCTTTTTCTCGCCGGTCGAGTCTTCTCAGTTGTGGCTGCACACTCAGGTGCAACTGGGCGGCAAAAAGTCAGCCGACTGGAAGGTCACGATCTGGAAGATTGACGATGACTACAACCAGGTGCCGGGTACTCAGCAGACGTTCACGTATCACCAGGGGACGCCGCACAAATCATCCAGCGAAGTGTTTTATCGCACTGACAAGCTGACGCCGACCGGCGGTTTCGGCAAGTACGCCATTAACTTTCAGCGCACAGATAACTCAAGTGATGCTTCTATCCTGAAGGTTGAGGAGATCCACTCGGTCAACGTCAGAACCAACGTAGTGCATCCAACCGATACGCTGGTGCGCGTGAAGGTAAGGGCTACGGAGAACGCCCTGGGCAGCCGGGACCGTAAATACAACGCCCTGGTGACGCGTCAGACCATCAGTTACAACCTGACGACGCAATCTGTGGATTACACGCTGCGTCCGTCTCGCTCGTTCGCTGATGCGGTGGCGCACACCTGGCTGATTATGGGTGAACAGCCGCTCAGCAGCATCGACCTCTACGGGCTGTACTCGATCGCCGAAAGCCTGCCTGATGAGCGACTGGGCTACTTCGACTACACGTTTGACGACGAGAACGACTCACTCGGCGACCGCGTGCAGGCGATATGCAATGCGGCGTCTGTGGTAGCGTACTGGGACGACGGCGTGCTGACGTTCACCCGGGATCAGAAAGTTGATTACCCGGCGGCCGTATTCAACCGGGCCAACATGAAGACTGACGAGTACAAAATGACGTACGAGGCTACTCTTCCTGGCGGCTACGACGGCGTGCAGGTGTCCTACGTTCATCCGACCACGAACAACAAGACGTACATCAACTACCGCGTGCTGAATGGCACCATCGTTGAACAGGAAGCGGAGAACCCGAACAAACTGGAGATAGTCGGCTTCCGTAACGAGTATCAGGCGCGGGAACGCGCGCTGCGCGAAACCAAACGTCTGATTTACTCCCGGGTGAAGATGAACGCTAAAGTGTTTGAAGATGGCATTATCCAGGTCGGCAGCGTCATTCAGATGCCTGATATCTACGACAGTAACCAGCAGCAGGGTTACATCACCGGCCGCGCCGGGAATGACTTTGATACCAGCGAGCCGATCGCATTTACCGGTTCAATGTACGTGCTGGTGACTGACAGTCTTGGTAACCCGACACTGCGCTATCCGGCGACGGCCCGCAGCGACACGAAATACGGCTTCACCGCGGCTATACCCGACATTCAACTCAACATATGGAACGGAGACACTGTGCAGCTCCCGTCGCGATACCTCATTGCGACAGTTGAGGAACTTGACAGCCAACTATGGACGGTCAACAGCATCAAACCGAACACAGATAACACGGTATCTCTGACCGTCGCGGAATACAGCGACGCCATCTACTAATAAGACATCTTCCGACAATCACAACCCGGCCACCGCGTCGGGTTTTTTTATGGAATCAATATGGCTACGACACCTACCAACCTGTCAGTACCGAGCGAATCCCCACGCGATCTGAAATTTAACGCGGGGAAAATTGACGAGTTCGTGACCTCTAAAGACCATGTTTATGTTGACAGATTTGGCGATAATCATCGTACAATTGCTGGCATAACTTACGATGCGAATCAGGCAATTCTGAATTATGGCTATATCACGAAGGATTCTTTTGAAGATGGCAGCACCCTTAGCACTGCTAACGAGTGCCTGCGCTGGAAGAGCAACGGGGAATATTACAGATGGGACGGCCCCTTCCCCAAAGTAGTTCCCCCTGACTCTACGCCTGATAGTGCAGGGGGAATAGGTAAAGGCAAATGGATAGGTGTTGGCGATGCCAGCTTGCGTAGTGCCATTAATGAAACGGCTAAAAAATACACTTCATTTATTGACGCCATTAACTCTACTATTGATCCAGTTATCGGGTGCGTTATTACTGGTGGTAGGTTTTCCGTAGATGATGGTGGTGATGGCATATACGTCAGGAACGGAACCGGCACGCCAGGAGATACAGATGGTGGTGGTTATTTTGTCTCACAGGACGGTTCTCGTTTTGAATTGATATCAACAGCTTCAATAGCTACTTTTGGAGGTGTGCCAGGTCATGGCTACCGCGCTGCTCTTGATAGCTTAAAAGCATTTGTCTCAACCAGGGATAAAGTAATTAGAATTAATTGTAGTACTATTGTTAGCATGGCGTTCACACCAGAAATACCAGCAGGTTACTGGAATGGCTTTACCCTTGATGTTGGCGATAACATCACAATAGCTACTGCAAGTGATGAGGCCGTAAAATCACCACTGGTTAAACTAGTCAGGCCTGTTAAGTTCTTTTTCACAGGAAATAGTACTAGCTATTTATTACGTCCAAGTGTTGGTATTACAAATGGTGAATATACACCGCTTGTCCCCGGAACTCCGCCAACGCCTCCGCTCATAAAAAACGCAAACTACACAGACAATAAAACGTTATTTTGCGATATACCTGACAAAGAAACGCCAGTCTTGACTACCTTTACTTCTGGGTGGTCTTTTCTGTCAGGAGTCTGGCCAATGGGTGCTGTCGCTGATACACCTGCAGCATCACTTACTGGGGACGCTGTGTCCATACCAGCTCCAACGGGGAATCTTGTTTTTGCTGCATACAGCAGGGTGAAGCCGTGCTCTGAATATTTCGTGTCGATGTATGAGGGTGACAACACCGGTGGTGTGCCATGCGTTGTAGTTGAAGCTGAAAATATGCGGTGGATATATTACGAGGATCATTTTGGACATGGTAATTTAATTGAGGGAACAATTGGCGGAGCATACTCTACAAAAAGCATTGCATATGCTGGATCTGATAGTCATGCTTCACAATGGCTAAAAAACAGTATTGCATCCGTTCGTGTTGATACGCTTAAGTCATTCACTATCCTGGTTAACGGGATAGAGCGAGTTACAATTCGTCAAACCGGGAGAATCATTGGTCGTGTAGGATTTGGATCACTTGGCGATGGCGGTGAGTATATGTCTATCTTCTATCCATACATTATCGAAAATCGACAATACCGCTCTGCAAAACCGATAAATATCGCTGTTGTAGGCGATTCAATCACTGATGCCTCTATGGGAAATGGATGGGTACAGTTCGCGCAACAAGCACTAGAAGGAACTCACGGCATTCGCGTTGGACGTATGCAGACAATTGCAATAAGTGGGTATGCATCAGGAGATATCGCTAATATATTTAATGTCACATCGTTGGATGATATCGATGTAGTGCTTTTCCAAATCGGAGTGAATGATATTCAAAGGCAATCCGGACGAGAGGCATTACGAGATAACGTTAAGCAGATGATGCTGACTGCAAATAACCTTGGGATTCCATGCATTGTATCTTTGCCTACACAGTTCTATACCAGAGATCAGAGTGTTACGTTAACCGGGGTTGCTGGTTATGGACAGCCTTCGGCAAATTACGAGCGTGGGGCGCTTTACAGGGCGATACTTGCCAACACAGTAGCTGTTTGTAATAAAGAGGTTAATCAGCCGCTTAATGCCCTGAATACTGGTTCTCTTGACGATCTCGGACCAATCGTAGCCGAATATCTCCTGACAAATCAGGACCCTGTTGTTATGGACAACATTCACCCGACCACATACGGAAGAATTCTTCTCGGCTTGTCAAATGCCAGAGCTATTGCATCACATATGTTCGGTAGACGTAATGATCCTATAATTAACCACTGGATGCCAGGTACGTGGGGGGCAAATAACTGGTCAGTAACTCAACTGGTTCATGCTGCTGTAACATCATATCCAGATGGTAAAATTGCATTAACTGGCACTATCTCTAACATCGGAACAGGTATAACCGCAGACGGTACGACAGTATGCAACCTTCCGTTGAGCATCTCGCCAGTTAGGAAAATGGCATTTTCTGTTACAAAACTTGATGCAAGTGGCCTCCCTATTGGACAGGGTAATATTGTTATTGACACTAACGGGACAATTAAAATTTATGGTTTCTCAACCGGTAATATTTGTCTTGATGGTGTAGCTTATTAAATTAATCGGGGCTTAGTACAGCCCCGTTATTTAAATTAAAAGAATCTCCTAAAGTATTTGGCGAAAGGCTTTTCAATATAAATATGAGCTGCAGAGCCTAGCGCGCAACTTAGCGCAAAGTAAATGACATAGTATCCATAAATGTTGATGTGTTTGATTAATCCACTGACCACAAAGATATGAGCCATCCATGCCGTAATAAGCCCATGCATTAAGTAAATACTGTATGAGGCATCGCCGAGAAATATTAAAGTCTTTGGCGCTGGTATTTTACCTTCAAGGCTAATTGCTGCCCAAACGCCATAAAAGGCAAAGAACCCCCAAACTAAAGGCCTATGCCACTCTCCACCCAATCCTCTTGTTATCCAGTTGCTTTCCAGACAATAAAATAAAGGGATGAAAGATAATAGTATTATAATTGCTGTGTTTTTAGACAGCATTACGCCAGATATATAAAGGCGATACATAAACATGCCCATAGCAAACTCAACCATTATTGGCTTTGCTGCGACCTCAATAAAAGGCAGATATTTATGAATGAATACGTAAAAACCAGGATAAGACAGAAGCATGTTTGACAATATGAGGATTGTAATGAATGATATTTCCACATATTCAATTTTTGAAAGTTTGGTGGCTATAAATAATGCAAAGCAAGTGTAAAACAAAAACTCATATTGTAGAGTCCAGCCAATACCCAGAATAGGAGGTCTATCCCAGTGAGTGAATGTAACGCTCTGAAAGTACCACCAAAAATCTATCTTTGCTGCAGGCCACCAAAATGCTATTGGCGGTGTTGGACTACTGATCTGATAGGAAACAAGATAAGCAGAAAAAACACATAGTGCTGTAATAATTGCATAAACAGGCACCACCCGAACGACACGCCTCATAAAAAAACCAACAGGACCAACATTGAACACGCCGTTGTATCCACCACCTCCATACGCGATGTATGGCATAATAAATCCGCTAATGATGAAAAATATATCCACACCAAAACCACCTAGTGGCTCGGATTTTGCCCCATCATAAATGCCTATCTCGGCGTGCGCTAACACCACCAGTGCGGCAGCAACAAAGCGCAGCATCTGAATGTTGTATATTGTTTTTTTGTTTTCCATTTTATGGCTTTAGTTAAAGAGAAAAAGTTTACAACGCTTAAGCAATTGTGGCAAATCCGCAGGCATTAGTAGTTACGGTAAGAGGTGGTCATGGCGTGTGATTTCCATCACCCTCTGCTGATTGTCTGACTTTTAAAACCCACTCAGGTGGTTTTTTCTCTTTAGTCACTTGATCCATCTCATCGATAAAATATACTGTATGCATGAACAGTATTTGGTGAGGTGAATTATGCCGCGTCGTTATGACATTGAGGCCGCATTCCGGTCTGCTGTTGTTGTTGAGCCCAGCGGTCGCAGGACACTACGAACCGTTGATTTTGTGCGGGAACTGAAAAAGGTGAACTGGGATTTCTCACTACGTGATGCAAATGCATGGATAGAGGCCAGCGTCAGCACGTTCAAGGACATTTCCACGACAGAAGGCGAGGATCGCTTATTCATGCTCTTTAACCCGAACGGAGGGATATGACATGGGATTTCCGTCACCGTCCGCTGATTACGTAGAGCGAAGCATATCGCTTGATGAAAAATTTATTGAGCACCCAGCAGCTACATACTTCATGAGAGCAGGGCAGACATACTGGCGAGAAGGTATCCAGAACGGTGCTTTGTTGGTCGTGGATAGCTCGCTAACGCCGTGTGATGGTTCTCTGCTGGTTTGCAAGATAGATGATGAGTTAAGGATAAAGCGCTACCGTATTCACCCAAAACCTCATCTGGTCAATTTGGAGAACGGCAAGCGTGAAGATATACCTGGACAGACTGGTGATTACAACGTGTCATCACCAATATTTGGGGTGATTACCTACATCATCAACGATGCGCGTTCAGGTGAGTTCGACGACTGCCCGGTGATGTGATTACCCGGCATTTCCGTCTATGTAGTCAGCCCACCACTGCATCATTTCACGGCGCTTATCGAGATACTGAGCATGGTTGTAAATGCCACGTATTGATCCGCTGTTTGCGTGCGCCAGTTGCTTTTCTATGGCATCAGCCGGCCATTCATGTTCATTCATGATTGTGCTGAACTGGTGCCGGAAGCCGTGGCCGCTTGCCAACCCTTCATATCCAATCTGCCGAATAACCAGCAGCACGGAGTTCTCGCTAATCGGCTTTGTTTTGTCATTGCGTCCGGCGAAAACGAAACTTGATATCGGCTGAGTTACCGGCTTCAGTGTTTCCAGCAAAGAAATTACTTGGTCTGACATGGGGACAAGGTGAACTCGGCGCCCCTTCATCACCTCTTCGGCGATAGTTATCGTCCTGGTTTCAAAATCGACGTTCGACCATTGCATGGACCGGAGCTCTTTAGTCCTCAGTACTGTATATTGCAGAACTTGAGTTGCTATGCGCGAGACGATACTTCCGGAGAATCCTGCCAGTGCCTTATTGAATGCCGGTATCTGGTCTGCAGGAAGGAAAGGATAGTTCTTCTTGCGATATCCCTTCATTGCATCAGCCAGATCCGGAGCGGGGTTATATTTGGCTCTGCCGGTGACAATGGCGTACCTGAATACTTCCCCGCAGCGCCTCCTTGCCTTATTAGCCCTCTCCATTGCTCCACGGTCTTCAAACCTGCGGATCACTTCCAGTATCTGCATTGGTTCTATCTCGTTAATTTCCATCCCGCCAATCAATGGCAGGATGTCATCCTGGAACATGCGTGACAGTTCTGTGCTGTATACCTCCGACCATACCTGTTTTTTATGCTCGTACCATTCCTGGTATATAGAGCCGAACGAGTTGTCTTTGACTGACAGCTTTTTAGTCTTTACCGGATCGACACCGACAGACACATCTTTTTTCGCAAGCCATGCCTTGTCTCTTGCTTCCTGCAATGACATGAAAGGATATTTACCTATTGTCATCACCTTCTCTTTGCCATCGATCTTGTAACGAAGTTGCCAGACTTTCTTTCCGGTAACCGGCACATAAAGGTAAAGGCCATTGCTGTCGAGCAGCCGGTACGGTTTATCTTTCGGCTTTGCCGCGTCGATCTGCTTGATGGTGAGCAT